TAGATGCAGGTGGAGCCGCAATTAGTCGTGCTACATTTAATAGCGCATTAAAGGCACTTCCACGTAAGTACAAGCAACGTCGTACAGACCTTCGCTTCTTGTCAGGTTCAAACTTGATTCAAGATTATTTATACTCAGCATCATTACTTGGTGCAGATGGATCAGCTAACCCACAAGATATCGCTTCAAGCGTTATCCGTGGAGGCGTACAGCCACTAGGCGGTCCAGCAGGATACGTAGCACCTTTCGCATTTGGTATTCCAATTGTTGAAGTTCCGCTATTAAGCGAGACACAAACTGGCTCATACTCAGGAGCAACAGGATCACACGGTGACGTCCACTTGACATTCCCAAATAACGTAGTTATTGGTATCAAGCGTGATGTAACTGTATACCGATTCTTCTGGCCAAAGAAGGACTCAATCGAGTACACAATGTATACTCGTGTTGGCGTTCAAATTGAGCAAGCAGACGCTTGGGTAGTAGTAAAGAACGTTAAGATTGCTTCCTAATTAGGAATTAGTCTAAATAAAAGCCCCCAATTAATCTTGGGGGCTTTTCATTTGAATTTAGTAATGATATAATTAAATAACTAGACTAAGGAGAATATATGTCATTTGAGACATTAAAACTATCTGAGATAAAAAAAATAGCCGAAGACTTTGGCGTAGATATACAAACACTAAAAAGCAAGAACGATATTATTGCATCATTAGCTGAAGAGGGCGTGACATGGTCAATATATCAAAAGACTATTAAAGATATAGACGACAATAAAGAAGAGATTGAAGTTTTACCAAGATTTGATGCTAAAAAGAGTCAAGATAAAGATTCAGTTTTAGTTAGAATGGAAAGAGCAAATCATAGATACGATGCTATGGGATTTACATTTACAAGTACACACCCATTTGTAGCAATGTCTGAGGAACAAGCTCAAGAAATTTTTGATAGGGAGGAAGGTTTTAGATTAGCCACACCAAAGGAAGTTCAAGACTTCTATAACTAATCTAAGCCTTTAATATGGCAGAGATATACAAAGATACGGTAACACCAGTAAAAACTAAGATATTCTGGAATAATGAAATAGTTGATGCTGATGACGATTTAGTTACGGCTAGAATTTATGACATAACTAATGATATTACTATTAGTCCATCTATAAGCCCAACAACAGTAATTTCTACAAGCACTGCTGATAAAGTAGAATCTGATATTGGAACGTATCAAGTATCACTGTCTACATTTTATACATCTAGGAATAGAAAATTTAAAATTATATGGAGTTACAATATTGGCGGATTAAATGGAGAACATGCAACCTATTTAGATATTGTAACTCCATATTGTAGCTTTGCCGAAGCAATAGATGATTTAAAAATTGGAAGCGATCCATCCGATCCTAAGTATAAAAATTATCATGATCTGTCCATGGCAGAAAAATATGCTCGTAAAATAATAGAAGATTTTACTGGGCAGAATTTTTATTTATATCAAGAAGAAGAAGTAATATACGGTAATGGATCAGACATTCTTCCTATGCCTCATAAAATAAATCAAATACACAAATTATATGCAGACGACTTTTTGTTAATTGATAACTTATCTAGCCCTCAAGTAAATAACTGGGGATACACACCAGTAATATCAGAAACTGGATTTGGTATTAGACTAGATAGAACTGAACTTATTGACAATACTGTATATGTAGCAAATGGAATGATACCGCCATCAATTAATGATTTGTACACAGGACAAGCTTTTAGAAAAAACGTTAGGTATAGAGTAGTTGGAACATTTGGTTGGGAATCTGTCCCAGATGAAGTTGAGCAAGCAGCAGTTCAATTAATTGGACAATATTTTGCAAAAGATAGAATGTGGACAGATAGATACTTAAAGAGCGTTTCAACATTTGACTGGGACTTTGAATACTCAAGTAATGCATTTTCTGGAACTGGCTCTGCATATGTAGATAAATTACTTGCCCCGTATGTTATAACAAACATGGTGCTTATCTAATGATCGATATCATGGAAGCAGTGCTATCCATGAAAATGGATATATATAAACAATTGGATGTACAAAACCCAGATACTGGGGCTATAATAAAAGAATGGAATTATTATAAAACATTAGATTGTCATGCAAAAGGAGTAATAACAAACTCTGCAACGACAAGATCTGGGGACAAACAGATATTTAGTAATAAATATAACAACGAGCAGGTAATTCAAGTACGCACCTCAGAAAGACTTACGGCTAGAGAAAAAATTACTAATATTAGAGATAGCAATGAAGAAGCAATTTGGACAGAATTAAACTATCCATCTGATACCCCAACTGTTTTTGAAATAATTGGAACGACCCCTATAACAGATCCATTTGGACAAGTTTTAGCATACAACTCAACATTAAAGAGATCGGAGAACCAGCAAATTGGAATCTAACGCAATGCTTCTCCAGGCTGCTTCTGGTCTTGAAAGATTAATGTATAATAAAAATCCAAAGGGGGCTATTAATGATAGTAATGTGGCGCAAATATCAGCAGCCTTATATTACCAAGCTAATGTAATTGCCAAACTAAGCAATAGCAAAAAGTTTAAAAATTCTTTTAAAAAAATAGTATTTACTCAAATAGAAAAAGATTTTGGAAATTATATAGATGCTCAGGCAAGAACAAAGCCTAAATCATTTCACCATGTATATGAATGGAAAAAGTCTGGAAATAAGAATGCTAGATTATTTAAGTTAACATCTATAGATTCTGAAGGAATATCGTTTAAAATTGATTTTGAATTCCTTATGTCTAAGTCATTAGTCCCAGCATCAAATAGTAAACGTAGACATGTATTTGCAGCAAAAGCTTCTATCATGGAAGCTGGCATGCCCCTTAAAATTGCTCCACGCCATTCTGAGAGGTTAGTATTTGAAGTTGATGGTAATACAGTGTTTATGCCTAAAGGTGCCTCAGTGACCGTTAAAAGGCCAGGAGGAACTAGTGTAATGAATCAATTTAAATTACAATATTCAAGATTCTTTAGTGGGGAATTGGTAAATAGTTCTATTAAAAAATCTGGATTTAAAGAACTATTTAATTCAGAGTCACTAAGGGCTCTAAGAATTCCAGCCACAATCAGAACAGTTAAGTACTCATTTTCTCCAAATTTAATTAGATCAATGGCGGACGCAGCATCAGAAAAAGCATTTGGAGCGTCAATGATATGACAGCCAATTTTAAATTAGACGCTATGCTAGAAATAAGAAAATTCTTATGGGCAGAACTATTAGAGGCAAAGATATTTGATGAGGATGATTATTATAGCGATAACGTAGGAAGTGCAATAGTCCCTATTATTCCAGTCCAACAATCTCCAGAAATGAACCAATTCTTGAGTGGAAAAAAGCATATAATTTATGACAAGATTGGTCTTTCATACGAGGACAACTGGCTAATATGCTGTGAGCAAATTCTCTTTACAGTTTACTCCACAGATGTCTCAGAAATTAATGAAATAAGAAATTTTATGACCGACCTATTTAGGAGAATGGATGACTCTGCAAAAGATGTAAATAGGTTTGAGTCCCTAAATAACAAGTTTAAATTCCATAGTATTTTTATAGCCGATATATCCCCTACCGAACCATCCGAAGAGCTAAAAGGCTTCCTGTCAACAGACATTATTTTAGAGGCTAAATATTCAAGAATAACAGACCAAACTGGTCGATTTCTTTAAATTGCTTTAGACCTCATTATGCCGTATTATAGGACATGAGGAAAGAAGCCTAGCCAGCTTGAACTTAAGATTTAAATATATATATATTGAAATATAGGAGGAAACAAAACTATGGCACAATCCGTAGGTAATGCAAAAAATATTCTCGTTGGTGCGTCACCACTGTTTTTATCAACAGTTGACGTAAACGATGCAGATTATATTGCTAACGCAGAAGCAGGTGTAGCGGTAGCTTCAGGTGCAACAACAGTTGGTGTACCAGCTTTCGCATCAGGAGTTTCATACACAACTTCATTAAATGCAGTAGATCAAGAAGCAGGTAAGTTTGGATATCGTAACGTTGGTTTTACTAACAACGGTCTTCAAATTACTTACAACCCAACATACGATTCAGTAACCGTTGACCAATTGCTAGATACAGCTAAGCTGTTTAAATCTGCAATGGAGGTTATGATTGCAACAGAAATGTCAGAAGGTACTCTAGAAAACATTGTAGCGGTATTCGGACAGAATGCATCATCTTTATCAACATCAGGAACTGGACTAACTAAGAAAGACGTTTTAGGTCTTGAGGCAGGTTCCCTAGGAGCGGCTCCAACAGAGCGTCAATTAATTGCAGTAGGTCTAGCTCCAACAGCTAGCTCAACCGCATCAGAGCGTGTATATTATGCTCGTCGAGTATTGTCTGTACAACAGTCACAATTCTCACTTGCACGTACCACTCCAACCACATTCCCAGTAACATTCCGTCTTCTACCAGATGCTAACTACTCTGGCTCAGAATACGGTAAGATTATTGACCGTGTGTTAACAGTTTAATTTAACTAATTTAAATTATAGAGGCCCCCATTAATTTGGGGGCCTTTCTATTTGTAGTGATAATACCATTATGTTATAATAATTAAGACAATCCTAGGAGGATAAATTGGCTACAACAGTATACGACATAGAAGAAATTGAACTTCAAAATGGCTCAAAGGTAAAACTAAAACCATTGACTATTAAAGCTTTAAGAAAGTTCATGGCAGAAATTAAAAAAACAGAAACTTCGTCAGGAGAAGACGAAACACTTACAATTCTAATTACAGCATGCGGAATTGCAATTGAATCTCAGGTACCAGAATTGGTAGCTGATAAAGATAAACTGGAAGATGCACTAGACATGCCTACCATTAATAGAATTCTAGAAGTATGTGGTGGAATTAAACTTGACGACCCAAACCTTCTAGCGGCAGCGGTTCTGGCTGGTCAGAACTAGATTTAGCCGCTTTATTAGGAGAAGTTTTTCTTTTAGGTAATTGGAAAAATTACGAAGAATTAGAAGAAAGCCTCTCAATGCCAGAACTGATACAAACATTTAAGGCAATGCAAAAAACTGAAGATGAGAAAAGAAAATTCTTAGCATCTCTTCAGGGAGTAAACTTAAATGATGAACAAGAAAAAGAAGGTCCTACATTTGACGACATACGAAGAAGGGCTCTTGGAGTAAAAGCAAGCGGTAGTGATGTACTATCATTACAAGGAAGCTTTGCCTCAGAAGCAGGATTCGGAATAAACGCAGGTTTAGGATACTCTAAGGAGTAAAATTATAGTAAATGGCTGAAGAACAGATAGTCACCCGAATAGTCGCCACGTCCGACTTTTCAAATCTTATCGCAGATCTCGGTAAGGTATCTTCAGCCTTAACTAATCTTCAAACAAAATTAAACGCAACAAATAAGAATTTAGCAGCACAAGTTGCTGTAATGAATCGTTCTTTTGCAGACACACTTAGAAGCACTGGACAATTTTCCACACACTTTGTAAATTTAACATCTGATGTAGATAAATTTGGATCTCAATTAGACAAAGGCCAAATCAAATTAAAACAATTTTTTCAAGTATATCAAGGACATTTAAAAACTAATGGCGGATTAATTAGACAATTAGCTCAACAACAAGTTCAGCTACAAAATGCAATTCTTCAACCTCTTGGCAAAAATGCCGAAGGTTTGATGCAGTACAATGTTCACATTCCAACTGGCCTTGATAAGGTAAAAAGCAAAACAGCTTTAGCAAGACAAGAACTACAAATTATGAATCGTGTAGTTCAAGAAGGAGCAAACTCATTAATTAATTGGGGTAAGAATACCCAGTGGGCTGGTCGTCAATTAACCGTAGGATTAACTGTTCCATTAGCAGCATTTGGAGCTGCATCTGCAAAAGCATTTCGAGAAGCCGATCAAGAGTTAACTCGTTTAACAAAGGTTTATGGTGGTTTAGCTGCTACATCAGCAAGTGATTTAGGCAAAATAAGAAAACAAGTTACTGAAACCGCATCTGAATTATCTAAAGCATACGGTTCTTCATTTAAAGAAACAATTGCATTAGGTGCTGACATTGCTGCAACTGGAAAGCAAGGTAACGAATTATTAGGCTCAATTAAAGAAACAACTCGTCTAGCAGTTCTTGGTGAAGTAGATAGACAAGATGCAATGAAGGCAACATTAGCAATTCAATCTGCATTCAAACAAAATACTGATGAACTAGCAGAATCAATTAACTTTTTAAACGCAGTTGAAAACCAGACATCAACAACTCTTAATGACTTAGTAGAAGCAATTCCTAAAGCTGGTCCAATTATTAAAGGTCTTGGAGGTAGCGTAGAAGATTTAGCATTGTATTTAACTGCAATGAGAGAAGGCGGAATCAATGCATCAGAAGGCGCTAACGCTTTAAAGTCAGGACTTGCATCTTTAATTAATCCAACTAAAGTAGCAAAAGAAATGTTTGCTGGATTTGGAATATCATTAACTGACATTGTTCAAAAAAATGCTGGAAACACAACAAATACATTATTGGCATTACAATCAGCATTAGACAACTTAGATCCATTACAAAAACAACAGGCATTAGAACAATTATTTGGTAAATTCCAATTTGCTCGTATGAATGCTTTATTTGAAAACCTTGGAAAGCAAGGAAGCCAAACCTTACAAGTAATGGATTTAATGAAAGCAAGTTCTCAAGATTTAGCAAACATTGCTGGTCGAGAATTAAGTATGGTTACAGAATCCGCTTCTGGTAAGTACAGGAGAGCTCTTGAAGGATTAAAGGCAGATCTAGCTGTAGTTGGCGAACAGTTTTTAACAATAAATACACATCTAATAAATATTGTTAGTGGAATATTAAAATTTATAGATAAATTACCTGGACCAATAAAAACAATTCTAGCTTTCTTTGGAGGACTTACTGCGGTAGCTGGACCACTTATTATGCTTACTGGTGTTCTTGCAAACTTCTTTGGTTATGTAATTAAAGGTGCATCTCATTTTAGAGCTATGTTTAAAGGTGGAGAAGGCTGGAGACTCTTAACACCAGAAATACTTGCAGCAAATAAAGCAGGGTCACTTGCAGAACAAACATTTTATAGTGATGCTAAAGCAGCAGATATATTAAATCAAGCAATATCTAGACTGTCTGCTTCATATAATAAATTAGCAGCAGATGCATCAAATGCAATAATTCAAACAAACCCAGGAGTATCTACTATGGGTGGAACAAATATTATTGCTGGACAAAGAGTAGTAAATCCTAATCACCCGCTTGTGGGAGAGGTAGGCACAAGAGCTGCTTCACACCATAATCCAAGAGCATTAATGAGTAAAGGACAAAGAGATGCTCAAACAATTCACTCTGTTACCCCAGGATCAATTGATGTAAATCAAAAAATAGGAACTGTTCCTCAAATATTTATGGCAGGGGATCTGCCAAAAATTGAAGGATTAACATCTTCAAGAGGGGCTTCTACGGGAATAGTTGCTGGAGAAGCAGCAAAGTGGCATTCTCTAATGGGTACATTGTCTATGATGACAAAAAGAGAAGTTGCAGATTTAAAGAAAGAAATTGCTAGAACAGGAACATTTAGCACAGAAATAAATACTACATTCGGACAGCTTCTTCCAGCAATGACAAAAATAACAACCAATGCAGCATCACAATCTGCATTAATTGTTCAACAACTACAAGCAGGAAAAATTACGTTAGATACTGCTCGTGCAAAAATTATTGCAATAAATTCACAGCTAGAAGCAATGATGGCGCAAACAACTGCTCAAGTTGCTGCAGATCTTGGAAGAACCGCTAATTTAACACAAGTTCCTTTAATTAATCAGCCAATAGTTGGACCTACAGGTAAAGCAAACATTAAAGAAATTTTTAGACCAAATAGGCCAGCATCAAAAATCATAGATAAAATTGCAAGATCTCTTGGGGTAAGGACATACGGGGCAGGATATTCAACAGAAACAACAATGCCAAAGAAATTTGCAACAGGCGGAATGGTTGTTCCTGGGCCAAGATCAGACACAACAGATACTCAATTTATGAATTTGGTAGAGGGAGATATTGTATTAAATAGAAAAGCATCAGATAATTTAATGGGTTACAATCAAGGTGGAAAAGTAGTACCAGCAATGGTAACTCCTGGAGAAATTATAATTAATAATCCGACACCATCAGAATCTGAAATGCTATTAGCCTATAACAATCAATTTGCAGTTGGCGGCAGGGTTGTAGCTTCAAAAAATAATTATGGAATTCCCTCTCTTGTTGCAAAATACGCAGCAGCCTCCAAAATTTTCTCAGGATTTAGATCTCCAGGTAAAGAGTACTATAGAGCAAGTAGAGGGGTTATGGATAGAACTGGCTCTACTACTCAATCATTTTCAGAACCTGGATCTTTAATGAGATTTAATGATTACAGATTAACTAGAGGTAGTGTTTATAAAAATGAAAGTAATAAAAATTATGGAATAACCCCCACACTTCCTGGACAAACTTTAACTCACGCCTATAGTCCTTCTTTTATAAAAAGACTTAAAAAAATGGGCTACGGTCCAGACGATAATATTCCAGTAGATGTTTTAAAATCAATAGGCGTACCAGTACCATCTGGAGCAAAGTACGTAACTCTAAAAGCTTTATCTAGTACATGGGTTAAAACTTCAAAAAGATTTAATGAAGCTATAAAAAGTAATTTACCAGAAACAAATACAAATGGAACTGGCTGGAGAGACAACTGGGAACCTGTTGGCCCTGAAAGCATGCAAAGTTTACTTATAAAATTAAAATCAATGGGAGTAATGCCAATTGAAGCAAAAAGAATATCTGAATACGCAGGGACTAGACTAAACGGTTTTGTTTCAAAACATAAGGGCCCCATGACAGAATCTGATTGGGGAAGATACGTAAATGCTGCTGAAATTGGTGGCATAAATGATAGCAGTAAAAGAAGTCATGGCGGTTCATTTATTAGAGGCATAAGATCAACACAACAAAATAGATATAACAAAGAAGACTCCGATCTATTATCAGCTATGAACATGGGCGGAAAAGTTAGAGGATATAATCGTGGTGGAGTTGTTGGTGGACGAGTAAAGCGTGGAAAAAATAATTATGGAATACCGTCTGTTATGGGGAATCTTGGAACAACAGCTGCTTATATAGGTGGCAGTACTGCTGGTGCAGCATTAGGTCAAAAAGCTGGCGGAAACTTAGGGTCTTTAGCTGGAATGATACTTGTCCCAACCATACTGCAATCTATTATGCAAAAGCTTGGCCAGGTATCTGCACAAGGAACATCAACTGCTGGAATACTTGGAAGGCTTGGACCTTTATTAGCAAATCCATATGTAGCAGCTGGTGCCGCAATAGTAGGAGTAACAGCAGCTTTAATTAAATTTAAAAAGAATCAAGAAGAATCTGCTAAGTTAAATAGACTAGCATTTTCTGGTGGTGTAAAACCAATTAAAGATTTTGACTCACAATTAAAGCAAGTTACAAAAACAATAGAAGATACCAGAGCAACCGCAGCGTTATTGCATGCACAAATGAATACTGCTGGACTATCTGGTTTAACATTAACTATAAAACAATTTGCTGACTTAAGAGAAAAAGTAAAGTCTACGTATCCAGAATTAGTTAAATTGTTTAAAGAGACACCATCGGATAAATTAATCACAGTTGCACAAGGATTAAAAGCTCAATTTGTTGCTGCTGGAGAGTCAGCAGCACAAGCTAATGCAAAGATAGCTGCATTACTTGCAGAATCTGGAAAGTCTGGTTTTATTCAAATAGTACTAGGAGATAAAGGGCTAGCTGGCATTACAAGTGCAAAAACTGCAATTGAATCTATGCTTGTTGCTATGTCTAAATTTACAGACAGCAAAGATAGGGCTGCTGGACTACTTCAAATATTTTCATCAATGGGAGACTACATAGAAAATGCCACAGATAAATCTTTAGCGTTAAAAGAACAATATAATGCAATAGAAAAATCTGGACAAGGTAATGTAAAATTAACTCAAGATCTAATAGTTGAAATATCAAAAACTTCCCCAGGATTAGCTGAAATATTAAGCACATCAGATGATGTTGAAACGGCTTTGTCAAAATGGAGAATTGTTCTTGGCGGAGTTCAAAAAGATTTAAGCGGATTAGATAAAGGACAATTAAAAAAACTTGCTTTTGCAGTAGAAGAAGTAACCAATAACTACAATAAATTATTAGATGTTACAAGCAAAAAAGCTCAAGAAAATTCCTTAACTGGAAAAATGGCCAAAGACATTGACGCCTTTAATAAAAAACAAGCAACTGCAAGCAAAACAGCAATTCAAAATCTTGAAACTCAAATTAGCTTAAAGAATAAACAAATTGAACAAATTAAAAAAGAAGGCGATGAAAGAAAGAAAGCTTTAAGAGATCAGCAACAGTCTGAAGATATTAAGCTTCAAATACAGCAAGAGCAATTAAATTATCAAACAGCTCTTGCTAAAGGTGATATGGTTGGTGCCGCACAAGCACAAATTAGTATTCAAAGACTTGTTGGAGCACAACAATTAAAGGTAGCAGAAGATGCAATAGACAAGGCAGTACAATCTAAGATTGATGCTTTACAGGCACAAATAGATGTTTTAAATAAAAAATCTACAGCAGTAAGCAACGCAGCTTCAACAGCAAAGCCAAAAGAATCCCCACTTACAGGAATTTATCAACAAATTCAAGGTGTCTACAAAGACAGGGCTTTAGAAAACATAACAGAAGAAGAAGCACTTACTCAATTAAATGATTTAATTAAAAAATTAGAAAGAACACCAGGAGGAAATAAATACTTAAAAGATTTAGGAGTAACAGAATCTGTTCAAAATATAACTCGTGACGACGGTCAAACTATTGTTGGAAAAATAAACACAGATTCTGTACAAGGAAATGCTTTATTAAATTCTTTAAAGAAAGGGTCAGATGTTATAGCTGGCAAACAGCTTGTGGTATTGCAACAAATACTTGCAGTATTAAAAAATGAACCAGGTAAAACTTATACACCAACACAAAATCAGACTCAAAATGCTGGTGCAACAACTGCAGCTGGCGGAACCTACGCAGTAGGTACAATTAAAAATTATACAGATTCAGCTAGCAGTATTAAATCTGCAGCATTAAAAGCATTTTCTGATAGTAGCACTGGACGTGCAACAGTTGGAAATAGAACATATAGATTATTTAAATGGAATGATAGAGCTTATGGAATTGAAACATCAAGCAGAATGGTTTATGACTGGGATACCAATAGTAATACAATTGGAAAAACATTAATTTTAGATGCATCTAAAAAATCTAACTTTGCAATGGGCGGATACGTTAAAAATTACGAAAAAGGTTCACCTGGAGGAGTAAAAGGACCAGGAACCGCAACATCCGATTCTATCCCAGCCATGCTTTCAAATGGAGAGTACGTTGTAAAATCATCTTCTGTAAATAAATATGGAATCCCATTCTTTGATGCAGTAAATGCACAAAAGTTTGCAGAGGGAGGTTCGGCTAGCGCAGTATCCAAAACAGGATTTTCTGGAAAAGGCGGACAGTTAATGGATTGGAAAGCCGCATGGAAAGAAGCCAATAAAAAAGTTATTCAAATTAAAATTCCACCAATCACAGCTAATTTTGATACAAACTCTTTTGAATTAAATAAAGAACAAAAATTAGAGCTTGAAGTAATTTCTAAAGATCTGATTAATAATCAATTAAAATCAATAATTATTCAAGGTCATACAGACTCAGTAGGAAAAGAAAAAGATAATGACATTCTTTCACAAAATAGAGCAAAGGCTATTGCAGAATATTTATCAAAACTAGTTCCTGGCACAAGCTTTGTTCCAGTTGGATATGGCGAATATAAGCCTATTGCTCCAAATACAAATTCTGAAAATATGGCTAAGAATAGAAGAGCAGAGCTATTCCTACCAGATAAATATAAAACAATTTATCCAGAATATAATCCTAAAAAGCATACAGCAATGATAACTGGAACGGGTAAGTCTGATTTTTCAGGAGGATCTTTATCTGGAGGCCAATTATCTTCAAGCATTGATTTTGGTAAACTCTTTAACAAAATTAAATTAGGACTTGGTTTTGCTAATGGCGGGGCTGTCCAGATACCTAAATTTGAACACGGCATAAATAGTGTACCAGCAAATATGCTTGCACTGCTTCATAAAAACGAGGCGGTTATTCCATCAAACATGAATCCATTTAATCCAAACGCTAATAATGCTACAATGGGAACCGTATATAATGTTGGAGACATAACAATGAAGTTTGAAAATGTTCATGAGATGGATGGCAAAAAATTATTTAAAGAATTTAAAACGCTACTTGCACTCGAAAATACAAAAACTGGACCAAGTAGGGTAATAGCATGAGTATAGTATCAATGCCAAGAGGATCCATACTACAGATACAGGCATATGACTTATCTTTAAATGGTGGAAGCGGAACCCTTAAATACAACAAGGTAACAGAGCATAATAGATCTGCATTTGATATTAGTACCGAAAGAATTGAAAAAAGTACAAGAATGGCCAATGGTCTATTAAGAAAATTCTTTATTGCAGATAAGAAAACATTTTCTTTATCATGGGATATGCTACCATCATATAGAACTTTAACTGTAGATGGAGCTTGGGGAGCAGAAGATTTAAGATCATTTTATAATAGTGCAGAAGGACAATCTTCTTTTAATATAAGAGTTAATTTAGCAAAAAATGGTTCAAATCAAGAATCTTCTGGTTACGAAGAATATACAGTTGTATTTGGAGACTGTAATTTTTCTGTATTAAAAAGAGGACTTCAACCATTTTGGAGTGTGTCGTTAACCCTGGTAGAGGTTTAAATGATAGCAGGATCAGCAAATTTAAAAACTTTATTATACAATAGCACAAATATTAAAATTGGTTCTGGATGCTATATTGAATATAATATGAACACAATGTTAGATGGAGTTTCTGCCTCTAATAATATAGCAGACACATCTTATACTTCACAAATTGTAGATGCAATTGGTCAATCTGCTTGGCCAAGCAGTAGGCCAAATCCATATAAAAAATTATTTCCTGTAGACTCAATTATTAAACCGTTCAGACCAGTAGCATCTGGAATTAAATATTTTATTTTAGAAAAACCAGTTGCAAACGGTGGACCAACAGAAATACAAAAAAATACTTTTTCAAACTATAGATCTGTATCGTATCCAGAAAATCAACCTAGAATATATTATCCAGGGGAAAGCACATATTATAAATATTGGGTAACACCTAAAGATACTGGTGTAAATATTACTATTAATTATTTAACTAATCTTACTCAATATGCACTAACAAATAAAATAGTTTTAAAATTTGAAAGCACGCACAGTCTTCCATCTACATACACAATTAAAATAGTTAAATCAAACAATACAGAAGAAACTATTGCCAATGCATTAACAACACCAACAAATGGATTAGTTGAGTTGTATTATAATGGAACATCATGGTCAACAGTGGAATCAAATTTATTTGCAACACCAGTAACAATTAAATCAATAATAGTTACAACACCAAGTGCTGGGTCTAACAGAATAATTGGAGTAACTGAAGTGTCTGCTAGGTGGATAAAAGATATTTCAACAGACGTGGTATCATTTGAAATAAGCAAAGAGTCATCTTCTAGCTCAGAAGACTTGTTGCCAGTAGGAAAGGTAACAGCAAATAGCATTAACTTAGAATTAAATAAATATAATCAAACCAGACTTGATTATGTTTCATACAATAGAGCATCTTCTTTAGACTCATCTTTAACCTATATGGTAAAAAATGCAAAACTAATACCATTTTTTAAAATATATCATGAAAATGGATCAGTAACAGAAGGCTCAGAAAAGTATGATCAAATTAATCAAGGAGATTTTTATATAAATGAATTTAACATCTCTAGCCAAGGAGAAGTATCACTAACAGCCCTAGATTCAGCAAAATATTTAATGGAAGTTATATGC